ATGGCTCGGCAGCGAGTGGATCGGCCCTTCTCAGGGACAGCTCGATCCGACAAAGGAAATCAGCGCGGAAATACTTGCAAATCAGCACGGGTATAGTACGCACGAACAAAGCACGATCCGTTTGAATGGCGGCCAATGGGAAGCAAACATGCACCAGCTCAAGCGAGAAAACGAGATCATTGCCGAAGCAAACGGCACAACCCCAGAGGCTCAAGCTGAAAAAACTCAAGCGCTCGCCTCTGCAATATTTCAAAATGCTATAAAGGAGGAAATGCAGCATGAAGAAACAAACAATCCCGCTAAGGGTAATTAACGGCCCGGCGGCATTGCCCGACCAAACGGCGCCGAAGTTCTGGAACATCGTCGAATTAAACGACGACGAGGCCGAGATCACAATGTACGGCGAAGTTGTAAGCCAGAGACCGACAGACTGGTGGACTGGCGAACCGCTCGAAGGTTTGTATATCACGCCGGAGGGCTTCTTGGAGGATCTTGCTCAGGTAAAAGACAAGGCAAAGATCACCGTCCGCATCAATTCAGTTGGTGGCGATTTATACACGGCGCTCGGTATCTGCAATAGACTCAAAGAATTAAACGGCGAGACCGTGGCAGTTATCGACGGAATTGCAGCAAGCGCCGCCACTATCATTGCTATGGGCTGCAAAACAAGAGAAATCGCAGAAGGCGCTCTCTTTATGGTACACGAGGCGTTGCTGACATTGATCGGCAACTACAACCACAAGGCCCTGCTTGAAGTCAATAAAAGACTTGAAGCTGCAAACAAGGCCGCAGCCGAAACATACGACGCAGCGACACACCTCGGAATTGATAAGATCCGCAACATTATGGCGAAGGAAACATGGTACACCGGCCGCGAAGCGGTTGAAAATGGTTTTTGTACCGGTATTCGCGAGGGTTGCGAAACAAGCATGTGCATGAGCTCCATTAAAGACGAAATTGTCGTCAATGGAGTGCACCACTCGTTAAAGGGGTTCCGCAATTTCCCCGGAAATATCCCCGTAGTAAATAGTGTTCAAACGCCAGAACCGAAGCCAGCAGCTCCGCGTCAGAGCGTTTCAACAAATAAACCAAAAGGAGGTAACACCACTATGACACCAGAAGAATTAAGAGCACAGTACCCGGAGGCGGTTGCTCAGATTGAGGCCGCAGCTATGGAGACAGCAAGAACCGAGGCAACAACAGCCGAACGCTCCAGACTGCAGGCGATCGAAGAAATCGAGGCAACAGTCGGAGACGCTCAGCTCATTGCAGAGGCAAAGTATGGCGCTAATGCTTGCACAGCTCAGGAGCTCGCTTTTAATGCAATGAAAAAGCAGGCCCAGCTCGGCGCTCAGCATGTTCAGAATAGCGACGCTGACTTTAAAGCCTCTGGAGCTGCTGGCGTAGGAACAACGCCAAACTCTGGAGCTCCTGCACCAAAAGATCAGGCTCAGGACGAAAACGCTCAGGTTGCTCAGCTTGCGGCAATGATCGCAAACGGTGGAGCAGCCCCAACAACTCAGCAGAATTAAAAACAAGGAGGTAAAAACCATGAGAGCAGATCAGAACATCGGAACCTGCAACGCTGACAATCTTTTGATTGACAGCAAATTCCCGGTTGACGCGGTAAGCGTCACAATCGCGAGCGGCGAAGGAAAACTTGCTCGCGGTACCGTTGTTGCTATGAATAGCGCAACGAAAAAGTGTGTTATTCTCGGCACAACTGCCGGAGAAGGCGAAACATTAACCGCATACGGTATTATTTGCGACGAAGTGGACGCAACAAGCGCCGACGCCGTTGCTGCTGTTTACAGAAGCGGCCATTTTAACAGAGAGGCCCTTATTGTAGACGACGAGTACAATATCACGGAAGCAGACGAGGCAGCCCTTCGCAATGGCGGCATTTATCTCGACTCTGCAATGTAAGGAAAAGGAGGAAAAGAACAATGCCTACACCGTTAATTTACAGAACCGTCACCATGCTGGCGGCTATTCAGGCAATGCCTACACACAGAACATTTTTAAGAGATCGCTATTTCCCTACAACAGCACCGGTCAACGGAGTGTCTGAGGATATTTTCCCGGGCGAGGAGGTGCTCGTTGAATACAGAAACGGCAGCAAGAAAATCGCGCCTTGTGTAATGCCTCGCAAGGGCGGGATCACAATCGAGCGCGAAGGCTACAAAACATACAGCTACGTGCCGCCTTTTATTGCACCTCAGAGACCTCTCACCATTGACGACCTTAACAAAAAAGGTTTTGGCGAGCAGCTTTTCCAGAATGTAACACCTCAGCAGAGGCAGGCGCAGATCCTCAACAGAGATCTGACTGAGTTCGATCAGATGATCTCCGGCCGTGAGGAGTACATGGCAGCACAATGTATGATTAACAACGGTTACATTCTCAGACACTACGCTGACAAATACGGCAGCGGTGAATATGAAGAATTTGAGATCCGTTTCTATGACGAGGACGCAAACCCTGCTCAGTACACTCCTGCTGTTAAGTGGGGCGAAGCTGGCGCGGATATTTACGGCGACATTTCAGAAATGATTTACATGCTCACAAAGAACGGGCTCCCTGCTTCTGAGCTTGTAATGGCTCGCGGCGTTTCCAAGATCGTGTTAAACGATGAAAAGATCCAGAAGTACCTCGACAACAAGAGCATTGCAATCGGCTCTATTGAGCCTATGAATTTGCCGGAAGGTGCTTGCTGCTTCGCAATTTTGAACGTAGACGGACACCACGTTAAGCTCATCACATACGACGAGACCTATGAGGACGAAAACGGCCAGATCGTGCCTTATATCCCTGCTGGTACTGTCGTTCTTTCTCACCCAGCAGCGGGCCGCGGTCTCTATGGAGCGGTTACCCAGATTGAGCAGGACGACGGCGAGTTCCACACTTACACCGGCCGCCGTATTCCTAAGTATACAGCGGACGTAAAGGCAGAAAGTCGCGACATTAAAGTGACAAGCCGCCCGCTCTTAATTCCAAGAAGCAAAAATCCGTGGGTATCTGCTAAGGTACTTTAATTCACACGCGAAGGAAGGAGCTACAACATGATTAGAATAATCGCCGGAGTATACGGACACAAAGAAAACGGAGTAATCACTCCAAAAGATAGCAAGTCGGAGCCGTTCTCTCTCACTCCTGAGAGAGAGGTCGAGCTTGTTGCTCAAGGCGTTGCTGAGTATGCAAATGTAATCATACCAGACGACGATCAGGACGACGACGGCCAGAATGACGACGATCAGAACGGCAACGGCCAGAATGACGACGATCAGAACGGCAACGGCCAGAATGACGACGATCAGAACGGCAGCGGCCAGAATGACGACGATCAGAACGGCAACGGCCAGAATGACGACGACCAGAACGACGACGCCAAAACAAAGAAACCGGAATACAGCGACAAAATGAAGTTGCCAGAGCTGCAGGCTCTTGCTGCTTCTTTTGGCCTCGACGCTGAAAAAATGCGCGCAAAAGCTGAGGTTATCAAGCTGTTAGACGATTACTTTGCAGACGAGGACGACGGAGAACAGCCGCCGGCCTTTGGAGCTATTGATCCCGTTGGCTAAAACGCTAAAAGAGCTCATAGCGGCAGACATTGATCTGATATTTATGCAGCTCAACGACTTCGGGGAAACCCACAGAGTCGAGGGCGAAAAAATAACAATCATAATCGACAACGACACGCTTGCCACTATGAAAAATGGCAATATTTTAGGCGTTGCCGAGTCTGACCTGCTTATTTTTGCCAAAACCGAGGATCTGCCGGGCAAAAAAGCCCCGGGCTCAGCTATCAACATAGACGGCCGAGAGTGCGTTGTTGACTTATGGACCGAAAATCTCGGGATCACACAGATAAGCCTGCACCACTCTCGCATGATTTAAGGAGGCGCGCTATGGCAATAACGAGCGATCTTGACAAAATTGTCGAATGGTTCAAAACCGAAGTATGCCCCAAAATGCAACTAAAGGTACCGGACGACGCAAACAATGACGGCGGCTATGGCGTGAAAACAACCACGCCGGCCGCTTTTGCTATGTATATACCTACTCAGGACCACAAGCCGCCAGAAGTGGCGGCGCCTATTCCTTCTATCTGCGTGCAGATATTAAAGGGAAAACACTCGCCGGCCCAACACATGGGCCAATTAACGATCCAGCTTGCACTTGCAGCATGGAACCCGGGCGAGCACGGCGGCGAAAAAGCCGTCCCGGTGGAAGATCCTGACGCTCTGGGAGGTTATACATACACGAAAACCCAGAGCGAAGAATTTAAAAGAAGTAACGAGGGCTGGCGCGACGTCTGGAATATGACAGACAAGGTGCTGGCTGCGCTTGAAAACACGGAATATATTGCAGATATGAGACTTGTCAAAGAGAACAATATCGAGTACGGACCTTTTACGGAGGACGGCGCGATCGTGAGCTACTACCCTTATTGGTTTTGCTGGGTGCAGTTTACTCTCGAACATGGACTCGCGCGCAAAATTCCGGCAGAATACGAAAAATTTTTGTAAAGGAGTGATACAATCATGAACTATCAGCACGGAGCTTTAGGCGAGATCGGCAATGATAAGGTAAAAGCGGCCGTTCAGGTTGACACCGTTGTGGCATACATCGGAACCGCCCCTATTAACCTTGTTTTAGGTTATAAGGACAAGAACCTTGTCAACACACCGATCAAGCTGGAGAACATGCCAAAGACTCAGGCAACAGTCGGCTACTCAAAGAACTGGGATAAATTCACGTTATGCGAGCCGTTCGACTGTCATTTTGCGAGCACAATCGAAAACGTGGGACCGATCTATATTATCAATGTATTGGATCCGGCAACCCACCAGAAAGACACAAAAACAACCGTAGAGCTTACATTCAAAAACGGCCGCGCCGAGTATGCAAGCGATACGATCATTCTTGACACCTTTGCACTTGCTGACAAGGTGCTGGGATCTGATTACTCTATTGACTACAACTACACAAAAGGCGTGGTAGTCATTGAGTCATTGAATGACGCAGAGCCGCTCGACGGCACTCTTGAGGCGTCATTCTCCGAAGTCGATCCAACTCTTATAACAAAGAGCGACATTATCGGAAGCGTGACCGCTACCGGAAAGCGTACCGGCCTGCAGGCTCTCGCAAAACTCTACACCATGCACAACGCCGTGCTCAATCTTTTGGCCGCACCATTCTGGAGCGAAGATCCTGACGTATACAAAGCCATGATCTCTATCGTCCAGAAATTGAACGGCCATTGGGACGGTTTTGTCCTTGCCGATCTTCCTATCTACGACAAGGAAGCGGGCGAAGCCATTGACACGCTTGCCAAAGCTGAGGAATGGGCCGAAACAAACGGCTACACCAGCGGACTGTCAAAGATTTGTTGGCCGCAGATAAAATACGGCGACAATATTTACCACTTGAGCACTCATGCAGTTGCAACTATGCAGCGCGTTGATAACACTCACGACGGCATACCAATGGAAAGCCCTTCAAACAAGGAGATCATGTGTACAGCTCAGTATTTTGGCGAGGACTCTGAAAACGAGGGCTTCGACCAGCAGGAAGGCAATGAGCTCAACGCTAAGGGAATTACTACCGCAGTTTTCTGGGGCGGTCTTTGGGTGCTCTGGGGCCCTCATACTGCATATTACGAATACGGCAGCGACGGCGTTGCTCGTTACATTTTCGATGTAAATATTCGTATGCTTATGCATATTACAAACGGCTTCCAGCTTAGACATGGCACCCAGATTGACGGAACTATGGATCTTAATCTCCAGCAAAGCATTTTGAGCGACGAGCAGGAAGAACTCGACAGCTTAAAAGGCCGCGGCGCCCTTATCGGCAATCCGACGGTTGAATTTTTGGAGACTGCGAACCCTACAAGCGACGTTATGAACGGCGACTTTGTCTGGGACGTAAGTGCAACGCCTGCGCCTCCGTTCAAGAGCGGAAAAGCGAGAGTTTCCTACACAGACGAAGGATTTGCGGCTTATTTTGGAGGAGGTGAATAATTTATGTGGCTCGACTTAAAAGGTGCGGTAGTTGCTGACACGGTATACGAGAGCGGCCAGCTTGTCGCAAAAGATACCAGCTTCACATTGCCGTCAATTACTCAAATGACAGCAGACCTCAACGCAATGGGTACAATGAGCGTGCCGATCGTTGGCTTGCTTGAAAATTTAGAGCTTGCTATCACTAAGATCGGCGAAGATAAGGGACTCGGCAAAATGTCAAGACTTGACAAAAGAAACTTTGAGTTTCGCTGGGTTCAGAATGTAGTCAAAGGAGACGGAACCACAAGCGCCGAAGGCTGCAAGGCTTTTGTGCGTACATTTCCACCAACTGCCCTTCCGGGTATTGGCGTAGAAATTGGCGCCGCCTCAGAGAATGAGCTCACATACTCTGCGAACCGCGTGCAGATTTTTGTCGGCGGTTACGAGTATTTGCTTGTTGACAGACTCAGCCAGATCCTCCGCATTGACGGCAAGGACTATATGAGCGAAATTAACAAATTATTGTAAAACGGAGCCGCTGGCATAAAAAGCCGGCGGCTTTTTCTATGAAGGAGGCTATATCATGGCAAACGAAAACGGAAAAATCGTATTAAAAAAACCGGTACTTATTAACGGCGTAGAAGTTAAAGAAATGACCTACGATACAGACGAGATCGACGGCACTCTCTACGCTCAGGCAGAGGCTCACAAAATGAAAGCAAGCGGCTCTAAGGGTGGAAACCTTGCGGGCGCCGTAGAGCTTGACTACTCTCTGCATTTATACATCGGCTTCGCCGCTGTTATTGCGGTGAACCCTTCCTATACTTTCGAGGATATGGAAAGGATCAAAGGCAAGAGCCTGAGTGAATTTTCTAAAATCGGGCGTGGTTTTTTTATCGGATCGGGAAGCTCAGAGGACGACAACTCAGACGAGCAATCCGAGACTACTCCCGAACCTTCCACACCAGCACGACAGAAATAGAAAAAAAGCGAGTTGTTGACTTTATCGTCGAATATGCTGAGGCGGCCGAAGATCTGGCAGCAGAGCAAAAAAGGCGACAAAAGAACAGACCGCCGCAAACCATAAAGCATAAAAAAGGCCGAAGGAGGTGACACCGTGGCAAGCAGTAAAACATTGCAGGCGATCGTCGAGATAGCCGGCTCCCTTAGCCCGACGCTGGGGAAAGCTGCCGAGGAGGCTCAGAAGTCTCTCGAAGGCATAAATCTGAAAGCCGTCGCCGTAGGCGCTGGCGTTGCGGCTGCGGGCGTCGCTATCGGAAAAGCTACTGTTGCAGCCGGTAAATATCTCGTAGATCTCGGGAGCGAGTTTGACAACGTAGTCGATACGATCAGGATCGGAACCGGCGCGACCGGTGACGCTCTGGACGCCCTGACTGATGATTTTAACGAGGTATATAAAAGCGTACCAACAACAATGGAGGACGCCAGCAAGGC